ACTGTTTTTTAATGAAGCTCCTTCAAGTTTAATATTACACTCGAATACTTCAGTTTTATCAGTAAATAATTTATACATTATAATTCTACTTTTATGTTTATACCTAAGACTTCCTTAGCTACTAAGGATACGTCCGATATACGTATTTTACGTTCTAATACTTCTTTAGTTTCTTTATATTCTTTACCTTCTACTTTACAAAGCAGTTTTATAAATTTTTGTTTTTTCTCAGGATGTTTACCAAAATAATCGTCTGGGGAGTACCCGCCACCCCCAGCTATAATATCGCTTATAAGCGCGCAATCATCCCAGGTAAACGGATTTCTACTCTGGTTTGGGAATGGATTCGATTCCCAAGCAAAATTTGCTTTATTCCATTGAAATGGCGTTCTAGTACTCATTAAAATGTACCTCCATCAATAAAGGAAGCTGTAGCCGCTAATGAAGCTGTAGTATTTAAAGTACCTGGTATTTTAGCTTCAGCTGAGTCAAATACTATTTCTCCATCAGGGCCAGTACTTTTTAATGAGAATACTGCTGTAGTATTAAGGAATTTGGTTTCAGCTGAGTCTATGTCAACGCTTAAAAGATCAAATACTGTTTTTTCTACCATTATTTATAATATTTTAAATAATCCATTTTTAAAAAATCATTTAAGCCTAATACTTTTTCTTTTTCTTCAGCGTTTCTAATACTATAAAAATTATAGTTAGCTACTGTTTTTTCATCTCCTATTAACATCCATTTTATAAAAAAAGGTTGATAAAGGGTATAATTATTACTATTAGGGTCATTTAATTGATTATATTGATCTTTTGTTAATTCTTCAAATAAATATTCATTTCTTTTTTTAGAAAAATATCTATTAAACATTCCATTTTTATAATCATCAGGTGTAGGGTATAAAGGGGGAATTGGAGAAGTGTTTAATGATGGAATAATCTCTAAATCAGATTTAGGTCTAGATGGTATTAATTTTAGATTTTTACCATCGCCTGGGAATTTACCTGTATAGTTCTCTCCGTTATATAATTTGTAAAAATATCCTGAGTATTCTATTTGGGTCTCTTCAATAATATATTCTTTCCCGTTTGTGAAAAGATTAGTTTTGATTTTATTTTTAGGTATGTATGCCATTATTTATTCATTTTATATTCCCATATAGCCCACGGGTTTAATGTTCCTTTAGACATTGCTTCATATATAGCAGGATAATATTGTTTTTGTTTTATAGTAAGAGCATTGGCTGTGTAACCATCAGCTAAAGTTTTATAATTTTGGACTGGGTATCCATTGTTGGTGTTGAAGTCAGTACTGTTATTATATTTTTTAGTTGTGGCAAATAAGTTATATTTAGCAGTTGTATCTTCTTGGCGAGCCCATACAAAACAGAACCATCTATTAGCAAGATTAACAGGTAAACCAGCTGCTTTTAAGAAACTTGTAATCCATTGATCATATACTAAGAAATTAACACTAGGATTAGATCGATTAAATGGAAGTGTATTTTGACCGTTAATTTTTAATTTATCAAATAAATCTTTTAAAATTTCTCTTTCTTCTTTAGGTGTACGTTTAGCATTCCAATCAAAAGCTGCTCCTCCAGATGATGATAAATTATCAAAATTAAAGGCTCCATTTCCTCCTGCTACTGATCCCCAAGTAGCTAAGTTACCAACAGTAGTATCTATTCTATCTTTAGTATTATATGATGGTTTAAAGGTTAATTCTACTTTATTTGGATCACCAATTGTTTTTCCATTATATTTTGGGCCAGATATACTATTTAAAGTTGTGGTCCAATCATTATTTTGGATCTTATGAGATATACCAGTAGTAATAAATTGAATAACATTTTGATAATTTTTAGGTAGCAATCTAGTGTCAGCTTCATATGCTTCATATATTTTAATACCACTTAAGCCATCCATTGTTAATTCTAAATCTATAGGTAAAAATCCTATGCCTGGGATATCTAATTTACCTATATAATACTTGAAGAAATCTACAGCGGCATTTCTAGAACTTCCAATCAATTCTGTAGCTATTCCTCTGTCATTTATCGCGCTGTAAAGATTAACTAATATTGTGAAATTATTTAACAATATTGTTTGGGCATTGTCTGTTGCTTTGCCATTAATAGTAGTTACATCTAATTTTTCTTTAAGAATTCTATCATATAAACCTACATTCCATTTACTCAAAGCGGTAGCATTCTCACCTACAACATTACCATTAGCTTGTGCTCCAATAGTTACCTGTGTGGCAAAGTTATTTGATAGTTTAGTTTTTACAGTAGCGTCTCTTACAAAACTACCTTGCTCTGTATCTAAAGTGTGAGTGATAAATTTTACTGGGGGTTGTTCAAAATATTGTTTAACAGCGTCTAATTTATCAAGGTTAGGAATGAATGTACTATCTATAATTCTTACAGTGTTATTATCTTCATCATATGTAACTGTAAAATTATTAACACACCCTAGAGCGTTTTGAATCCCTGTCATTAAATTACTAAGGAAATCATATATCGATATAGAATTTGTATTAATGTCTATATAGTTATCTAATGTTTTAGCTATAAAATCCATATTAACATATATATCCATTGGGCTACCAATGTACTTATTATCTACTCTAAAACCAGTATCTTTTAAATCTTCTATTAAAACATTTGATGGATTTGGGTTTGATGAGGTAGATTGAGATATATTAACTAGTGAAGTTGGATCGTAATATTTATGTGAAATAGCAGTATGTTTATATATACTATATGTTTGATTAATTGTGTCTCCAAAAACATTTGTAAAACTTATTGATACATCTTTAACAAATTCTGCTGATGGGGTTGTTTCTCCGTATTTTTGTATACCATTTTGTACTAAATATTCTTTCCCAATCTCAGCTTCAATATTATCAGCTCCATCTCCATCAAAAAAAGAACTTGATGACCATTCATCAACATAATCATCTTGAAAATCTTCTCCAGAAATACTAGTATTTTGAAGAATAGTTAAAGCTTCATCTGATAATTTGTTTATTTTTTTTCCTAAGTCTCCACCAGCGTCTATCTCTGATGATTTAGTTATTACTGAGGAAACTTGAATAGATTTTTTTAACTCATCTATAGCTTGTTGGCTTACTGAAAATGATTTAAGATTATCTTGATTATTGGGGTCCCATATTGTAGAAAAATATCCACCAGCTCCTGTTCTCCAAGATACTTCATACCAGGAATATTGAATTTGTCGTATTATATAATTATATTTTACTGAAGCAGGGGATCCAGTGGCTGTACCTGGATCTATTATTGGGGTTGCAGATTTTGCGTCTACAGGTACTAGGCATACTGTTGGGTCTAAACTACCATGAGATGGAAATGTAAAGCAAAAATTTTCATTTCTATTTGAATTAAATTTCATGATGGTTTGATTTCCTTGTTTTGGGCTGTAATACACAAGAAAATTCTGGATTATATCTAATAATTTACCTAATTTAATATAAAATTGCTCGTATTTACCATTATTTGAAGATGGGTCTGGGCTTAAATTAGGGAAATCAAATTTTACTATTTCTTTAGGGGTTTTTTTATCATCTCCAGAAGTATTACCTGGGGTTAAATTTACTAAATTTCCAACATAAGTTGAAGTAACTTGGTCTGGGAGATAATAACCTGATACTTTAGTGGATAATTGATATAATATGTTATTTAGAGTAGATTTATTAGCATTGATATTAAGAGGGGTTCCAGTTGATGTCTGAGCATTTGGAGAAGCAGCTTGATCAGCTGTGTTTAATGATGAGTTTGTTTTTAAAGATTCAATAACATCTCCCACAGATCTCATAGTTAATATTATATTATAACTACCGTCTCTTTCTAAATTCCAAGAATAATTAACTACTCTACCTAACATGGCATCATAATTACCATTAGAAGTTTTTCTATCAGCTTGGATCTGGTTTAAAAGATTTATATAATTTGTATTATTATTAAAGAAATAAGTATCTGTAGCTACATTATGATATGATCTTTTAAGTTCTCCACTATTAGTAAAATACCAAGACCATCCCCACTCTAATAACATAGAATAGCCTAATCTTAAATATAGCTGTTCTATGATATTAAATTGATCCATACTATGGCACAATATATTAATATTAGCTTCTCTTAAAGAACCTCGGTTCATTGATTTAATATCAGCTGATACTAAACCTGGGGGCGGCACAAAACCATATCCCATGTTTGATTTCCAACCATATGCTGTGTTTCCTCCTAAACCATATCCTGTCGCTGGTTCGTTTTCAAATCTTAGATTATATAGTTGATAATCTTTAGCCCTAGATGTATCTGTTTCTCCAATATTAACCCCAGATGATAATCTTAAAAATGCGGTGTTAGCATTTTGATAAAAGATGGCATCTGGGTCTTTGAAAGCTATCTTGTTTTTATTTTGGCGGGTAGCGATTTGTTTAGCAACAAAATCTGAGAATCCTGCTCCTATAATATTTTTAGGCATAACTTATGAGTTTAAATTATTGTAATTAGATATAATCTCACTTACATTAAGAGGTATACGAATTTGTTCTCCTATAGGAGGATATAAAGAATTTTGAGGTAAATTATCATTAGCTATAGAAATAACCCACCATAATGTGTAATCATTATAATATTGTTGGGCTAACCTATCATAACGGTCTCCTTCAGTAGTTATCACCCATACATCATTGATAGATAAAGGAATAATAGGATATTTATTATCTCTATAATAAGTGATACCTTCTGGGTTTTTTATTTTTTTTATGTCTTGATAACGGTTCATTCTGGTTGTGGGATAAATGCTGTTCCGCCTGGTAAATCTTGAGGTGTTGAAACTCCAGTAGATTTTGGATTTTCACTATTTATTTTTTTAGGAACAAATCCAGGGAATTTATATCCTGCAGTATATGGGTTAGTTAAAACTCCTTCATTCCAAAATCCTTTTCCTGATTTAGGTAAAGTATATATACTACTGTGGTAATTATTATCCCAGCCGATAAACGCTTCACCATATTGTGGGACAAAATTATGAATAGGAGTCATTGAAATTTGTACACGTATACCTTTAGGCAATTGACCTACATAATATTCATTGTCTGGAGTGATTATTTTTCCGTTTTCATCTCTGTTAATATCCCATCCCATTCCTTCTATTTCAGAAAAATCAACACTCTTTATTATGCATGGCATGCCATTAAAATAATCACCCATTGTGAATTTAGTGATTGAACCCCTCATTAATCCTACAACAGTATTTCCATTAGTTTTAGATGAATATGATGGGGCTACAGTCCACATTAAAGCATTTAATTTTTTATAATTATTAACCATATCAGCTCTTGATAAAGCTGGTACTAGGAATGTAATACTGACATCGCGAGAAAACCCGTTATATTTGTAAAGAGATTCAGCTCTTCCCATATATTTAATAGGTGACCACTCTGCTTTAGCTCCATCACTCCAAGATTCAATATATGCTCTAAAATCTACTAATCTATTAGGTTCACCACTATTTGGATCATCTATAGTAAAATTAAGATCAATTATATCCTCTCCAGTAACCCCTAATTCAGTTTGATCAGGTGAAATTGCTTGGTTTGGGTTTAGAATATAACCTGTATCTGCTATAAAATTTCCTTTATATGTAGTTTTACTAGTACCATATCCTTTAGCTCCATCTCCTGTATTAATTTGATTTTCTCTATTAAATTGAGAATAATCTGTAGATGGGAGCACTGGGGTTTTAATATTGTTATTAATAACTTTTCTGAAATCTAGTATGTTTTGAAAACTAGTATTTTGTTTTATACCTCTTGAATCCTGTTCAATTACTTGAGTATAATCAAGAGTATATTGGTTATCAAATGGATCATTTTTAGACTCAAGAATATTTTCAGAGATATTTCTATTTAAATATCTATTTTTATCATTACCTAAACTGAATAATCTAGTATTGAATTTTAGTCTTGTATCTTCGGTTCCATCATTAAATAATTGTATATAATTTGCTGAAGCTCCATTATTAAATAACCTACCATATGTCCATCCTGGGGTGAAAGGTTCTCCATTAAAGCCTGGGGTTAGATATAATGGATCTGTAGAATCTACATTATAGAATGAAGGCTGGAATTTGTCTTCTTTATTTATATTTTTTACTGGACGGGTAGAGTTTTGTATTCTAATTTTAGTTCTACCTATACCTAGGATAGAACCTGGACCTCCAGGGTATGATAATAGGATATTATTACCTGCTAAATTAGTTATACCAAATGGGTTAATAGTTAATGGGCCTAATTCTTGGTTTGCTATTTTAGCTGTGTATGCTATAGTTAATCTATTTTCTATACCATCTCCTATAGTTTGGTTTTTAGTAGAGAAATAATATCCGTATTTTCCTCCGCTGTAATATCCTAGTTCACTAGGATTTAAACCTTGTTTATTTAAATGTCCTCCAGTAGAAACTAAACCTGTTTGAAATAAAGTTGAAAGAGGATTATATACTCTATTTATATTTACTAATTTAGGATTTTGTCTTTCTAATAATTCTTGTTTAGTAGTAAACAATAAACCACTAGGGGATTTTACATCACCAAACCACTTACCTATTCTTTCAGTGTCAGTTAAAGAATTAATAAAATTTAAATACCCATTTCTTAATAAAAAATCAGGTGAGGTAGGAAATGAACCTGTTGGGATTGGAGTTACAATATAGGGTTGATTACTAGAAGCTTCCCCAGGTCTATCCTTTCCAAAACCTAATGATTTTAAATTAGTTTGTAAATCTATTAAGGGCATTATTTAGGCTGGTTTAGAGTATAAGGCAATGCTTGTCCTGTAGGAGAAATTGTTGGGTTTACTCCACCTAAATCTAGTTGAGATGGAGTTGGTAATACATTATTAGTACCATCTAAATACTGTTGGAATAAACTATTAACTCCCATAACATTATTTCCAGTTACAGAGTAACTATCATGAAGAGGTGATTGTGCTGTAGCTAGTTGGTTAACAGCCGGAGTAGCACCATTAAATGGAGTTAGATTTGATTCTCCATGTTGTAATTTGTCTAGTAGTCCCATAATTGTAATTTATTATAAATATTAAATATTATTGGGTTTTAACTCCAGTAATTAAATTTCCATTATTAGATGCAGCTGCTATTTCTTTATTATCTACTTTAACTGAAGTATTGATGTTTATTTTAGCCATCGCTGCAGCCATTTTGTCATAATCAAATTCAAATTGATTTGATGTAGATTCTTTAGCAGCGTTAATTTTATTTAATGGAGTGACTGTAGCTCCTGGTTTTAATGATAATACTTCAGGTCCTTTTTCTCCTACTAATACCGATCCTTCTCCTAGTACTGTTCCTCCATTTGCTAATCCGGGTGTTTTAGATGAAAAAGCTGCTATTAAGCCTCCAATAACAGCTATTGCCGCAGCTGCTATTCCTATAGTAGCTCCACCAGATATTGCTGCTGATCCAGCTACACGAGCAGCTGCTACTGCCATTTCTTTTGAAGCAGTCTCATTTAAAACTCGATTATATGTTCTAGCTGTTGCTACTTGAGCTATCATGGATGCAACACTAGTAGTTATAGCAAAAAGCATTCTCCCTGTTAGTATCCCAGCTATTAATCCAAATACTACTTTTAATTTATCACCCACTGTTAACATTTGAGCTAACATTTCTAATGGACCAGCTAATGCTTCAGTCATTTTTTCTATAGACTTATTTATACTTTCTTGAACAGATAAACGTTTTAATTCTTCAGATCCAACACCCATTACTTTTTGAAGTTGCTCATCTGATAAGCCGTTTATATTTCTTTGATCGTAAATCATTTTGGCCATTTCTTCACGACCTAGGCCTAAAGATTTAGCTATAGCTTCTTGTTGGATTCTGTTGCTGCCAGCAAATGAATTAATAAGGTCCTGATTAGTACCTATTTCTCTAGTTAACCCAACTATATCATTATTTAAAGCATATAATCTAGCTTGTTCTAAATTAATTTGCTTACCTGTTAATAATTCTGCCTCTAATTCGGCTGAGATGCTATCTTCAAAATTTAGTAATGAACTAGCTATTTTATCAACTTGACTTAATGATAATCCTAATTTTCTGGCTTCAGCGTTAGCAAGAGCTATTTTAGTTGGGTTACCCCCTAAAGATAAAGCAATATCATCAGAAGTATTAGCTACATCTTTAAGAGTTGAAGATAATGATATGCCTGTACGATTAGTTTTATTAAATGATTCTAATTGTTTACCTACAGATATATTACTAGTTTTTAAGTCTACGCCTGATAATCTAGTAAAACGAGCCATTTTACCAGCGTCTTCAGCTGACATGCCCATAAGGTTGACCATCTCAGCTGCTTCTTGAAGTGTTTCTTTTGTAAAAATAGCATCAGCGTTTACACCAAATTGTTTAGATAATTCTGTGGCTGTTTTAATATAATCAGAAGAAGAGATAAGGGTCATATTAAGGGTATCCATATGGGCTATGTTTTTCCCTGTTGTTCTTCCAAATTCAACTTGCGCTTTATTTAATGAATTAAATCCTTCAATTAATTTAGTCACAATAAAAGCACCTTCACCCCATTTTTTAAAACTTTCAGCTGCTCCACTTAATGATTCTCCTATACCTGGGATGTTTCCTAATTTCCCAGCTAATCTACCCATGAATCCTAATTCTTTATTTAGTTCTTCAGCTGTAGCTAATAATCCATTATAGGCTATATTTTGCCCTTCAATAAGAGCTTTATTTTCAATTAATGCCTCTTGAGCTTTATATAATTCATTATTATTTTTCTTTAATTGCTCTTCAAGTTTTCTTCTCTCGTATCTTTCTTGTTGAGTTAAGTGACCTTGAGCTTTTAAAGAATTAATTCGAGCTGTTTTAGCAGCTATTTCTTGCTGTAACCTAGCTTGTTCAGCAGTTAAATGAGATTCTGAATCTCGTAATAATTCTTGAGAGTTCTCTAATCTTTGCTTTTCTTGTTCAATTTGAGATTTTAAATTAACAATCTCTTTAGCTGACATTTTACTTATATCTTTTTGATGATATTGTATTTTTTCAGCTAATGAGGTTAATTTTTTATAAGCTTTAACACTATCATTTAACCCAACATTTTGATTAGAAATTTCTTTAACTATCCTTTGGAAAGCAGTTAACGATGCACCAACATCAGATGTTAATTCAGCGTATTCTTTACGTAAACGATCTAATTCTTGGCGAGCTTGACCAATTGCTTGAGCACGTTGAGCTTCAGCATCTGCTGCTGCTTGAGTTAATCCTTCAATCTGTTGGTAATATTTTTTTAATTCTTCTAATTCTCTAGCTGATAGTTGGTTGCTTGCCATAATCTATATATATACGATAAATATTAAAAAAGCTAAGTTTTAGTACTTAGCTAATTTTTTACCTTTGTCCATTTGGCCTTTAAAATGTGATGGTAGATCTATTTTACCTTCTTTAACCTTTTGAGATTGAGTACCTAAATCATCATTACTATTCGGATTTTGTTTATCATAATACTCTCTCATTTTATTAAAAGTAAACATACGTAACCAAATAGGCATATTATAGACTGTTTCCCAGTCATAACCTCCTTGACCATGAAAAACTATTTCATGGATTTGAGAGAATAAATTAACTCTAGCTTGAGAAGCTAAATCAGAGGTCAGGCCAAAAAAAGTTAAGTCCAATGGGAATATCAACTTTGTTGTTTCTCCCTTCGGGAAAAAAGGTCAGATCTACGTCTGGCTGAACCTCCTTTATGTACTCCCTTAACGCCCTGGAGTCACGAGCTAAAAATATATTATCGACAAAATCACGAATATCTTTTGCTTCTCTGTTACCTCCTACAGAAGTGATCATATATTTCATTCTTGTTGATAAATCTGCTGAAGAGTTTTTATTAATTTTTTTTAAGCCTTCTAACTCAGCATTTATTTTCTTTTCATCTTTACCTGTTAGTAATTTAAAGGTAATAGGAATACCTGAGTGGGGTAAAGTGAAATCAAATTCGTTTATACCTTTTTTAAATAGTTTAGTATTTAAAGGTTTATTTTCTAATATAGATAAGTCAACATTTTGTTCTTCTCCACCCCAATTAAATTTATATTCACTACCATATCCTAAAATACGAGCAGCTACTAAAACAGCGTTTTTATCGCCTATAATTAAGTCTTCATAATCTACATCAGAAACAATGAGTGATTTGACTAACTCATCTAATACCGTACCTTTACTGATATAATTTTGGTTAGTTAGAATATCTTCTTCACGAGCGGTCATATACTTCATTTCTATTTTACCGTCGGATAAAGGTGATGATTCTGGGTAGATTAACCCTTGTGATGGTAATTCGACAACTTCTGTCGGCATCTTAAATGTATTATCCATAGATTTTATTTATTATAACTTTATATTCTTATATAAATATATATAGTTATTTAGCTTGATAATTTATTTTCATAAAATTATAATACTGATTTGTAGGGGTATAAGTTTGAGAATATATAGATGGAGCCTCCCCTAACTCTCCAGTCACTAGCACGGGATATATTGTTGGATCTGGGGGTAATAGGCTATCTACATCTAAACGAGTTTGATCTAAAGTATTAACTTGAATATTACTGTTGTCATTAACAATAGTATCATAATTATCTAGATAACTTTGACCAGGTATTGGTGAATACTGGGGATTAAATTGTGATGGGGCCCCTTGAAATTCTCCTAAATATGTTTGAGCAGGTTGAGGATATATAGTAGGCGCAGATACAGAATCAGGTATAAATGTTGTAGGTAATTCATTTGTATCTGTGTTGTCTAGTCCTGTTAAATCTAAAGTACCTTCTTGAGCGTTAGTAAAGTTTGAGTTTAAATAAGTATTATTAGCGTTATAATTTTGAGTATATTGAGTAGCCCCAGTCATAAACTCTCCACTTACTAATGATGGATACTGAGTGATTGTATCTGGGGTAGTAGTTGTTGGAGTAGCATTTTGATTTTCAGTATCCAACCCAGTTTGAGATAATGTATTTAATTGAGGGCTATTAGGATCTTCAACAGGAACATTATTTAGATAAGTATTATTAGAATTATATGTTTGAGAATATTGAGTGCTACTTCCTCCAAATTCACCAGATGCAAGAGAAGGATATTGAGTAATAGTACTTGGAGTAGTAGTTGTTGGTGCGGAATTAGGATTATCAGTATCTAACCCGGTCTGTCCTAAGGTAACTATTTGAATTGTATTTCCAGATGTTGGATTATATAAATTAAAATAACTGTTGTTAGGCCCCCAAATTTGGAGATATTGAGATGGAGCCCCACCGAATTCACCTTGTACAAATTGAGGATAAATATTTGGAGTATCAGGTGTAGTTGTGGTTAAAGCAAATGATGTATTAGTATTATCTAACCCGGTTTGACCTAGAGTACTAGGTTGAATATTTGGGTTGTAATTTGCTAAATAACCAAACCCAGGACCCCATGCTTGATTGTATAACATAGGGGCACCATTAAATTCTCCTTGAGTATATTGAGGATAAACGGTTGTATCTACAGGCAATTCAGTTGTGGGTGCAAATGTTGGGTTTGTATTATCTAAACCAGTTTCACTTAATGTTGTGGGTTGTAATGTATCAAAATTTACAGGACTATTAATATAAGCATTTTCATAAGTGTTATTAGGTCCATAAGGTGAAGTATATTGAGTTGATGCTCCTCCAAACTCACCTGTTGATTGATTAGGATAATTTGTTGGATTAAATGGAGTAACTGTTGTTGGTGTGTATGATGGGTTTATATTGTCTAAACCTGTTTGACCTTGAGTAATAGTATTAGGCTGAGTATTAGGGTCAAATGTGTTTAAATATGTGCTAGTTGGAGTGTATATTTGATTAAAATTATCGCTTTGCCCTCCAAACTCTCCTGACGCTAAATTTGGGTAAGAAGTATTAGGACTAGGAGCAGCAGTTGTTGATACTAAACCTATATTTTCTATATCTAAACCAGTTTCATCTAGGCTATTAGGTTGAACATTTGGGTCATAATTATTTAAGTATGTTTTATTAGGCCCATATATTTGGTTATATTGGTTAGATACTGAATTGTATTCACCTTTAGCCAAATTAGGGTAATTAGTAACGTTGATAGGGGATACAGTAGTAGGGACAGATGATGGGTCAGTATTATCTAGACCAGTTTCTGGTAATGATTGTGCTAATGGGCTAGTTCCTGCTCCAACAACTATATCATTGTAATTAATAACAGGTGTCCATATTTGTAAAAATTGGATAGCGCTTTGCCCTAACCCTCCTTTAGCAGTAGCAGGATATAATGTTAAAGTATTAGGAGTAGATGTTGAAGGAACATAATTTGGATTATCTATATCTAAACCTGTTTCTTTTAATGTTGGAGGTTGAATCCCAGTATTAGTTCCTCCTTCAAATGATTTAATATAAGTATTATTTGAATTCCACACTTGTTGAAATGGAGTAGTTCCTGTATTAAATTCTCCTGTAGCTGGGTTTACAGGGCCATTGCCTTGTTGGGGGACCGGATTGATGTCTAGGTTTGATTGGTTTTTAAGGAGTAAATCTAATAGACCCATATTGTATTTTATTATAAATATTAGAAAAGAAAAGCCCACATTACTGTGGGCCTTTTTATGTTTAAATAGCGAATATTAGAAGTTCAATACGCAGTAATCCATTCCAACAGTCATTGTGATATTTACAGCTTGGTTTTCAGTATCCCAGTTATAATCACCGAAGTTGGCTTCTTTAATAAATGCGCCTTTTATAATCCATTCACTAACAACGTCACCTACAGGTCCTAAAACATCTAATACTAAGTCCTTCTTATAGAAGTCTGAGTAACCATCTCTACCTGTTACTGATTCATGGTGTAAACGTACCCATTCCATTACTGATTGGGCTCCAGAAGGTGTGATTGGATCAAATAGGGTCATTTGAATATCACCCCATGTTGTTTTTCCTTTAACCTTTCTGTATACGTTAATATGGTTTAGTACTACTTCACCTTGTGATACAGTTACAGCGTTTACTCCTTTAACTAAATAGCTAGGAACTCCATCCATATACAGGATAAATCTGTTAGCCTGTTTTGGTTCAAATGCTGTGAAAAATATTTCGTTTGCGTTTAATATTGCCATTGTCTTTTATTTATTATAAATATTCAATCTTTAAATTTTATGCTGGGAAACTAGCTCCAGTTGGTGTAACAATGAAATCCAAGTAAATAAATTCAGCAGTTTTAGTTGGTTGAACATAAATTTGACCTATTAGTTCATTTCTATCAATTACATCAGCTGTATTGTTACTGTCATCCATAATTACTTTGAAAGCATATAATCCTTGTCTTTGTTGAACATTCTCTAAGTATGGATTTACTTGTGCTAAGAAGTTATTTCTTGTAGCTACACTATTCTGTTCAAATACTAATGTGTTAGCAACTTGAGAAATATAACTCTTAAGAGCAATTAATAAACGACGAACGTTTACACGATCAAGAGCAGATGGTCTAGTTTGTAATGTTTTCTGACCATATACTACTACTCCAGTTCCGGGGAATGTAGCGATTGGATTTACTTTTCCTTCATATAATGTATCACGAGTAGCTTGAGGTAATTTTCTTTCAGCTTGGATAACTTGACCTAAACCTCCACGATTAATACCTGCTGGTGCGAACCAAGGCTCAGAAACACTATCATTATAAGCGTATACTCCACCTACTACAGTTGAAGCTGGTACCCAAACATTTTGTCCACTGTTAGGATCTTGAACTTGAACCCAAGGCCAATATGACGCAGCGTATGATGTATTTTTGGTTTGGGCTTGAGTTACAACAGTATTTGTTGTTTGACCGTAAGCAGCTAAATCAGCGATATAAATACAATCTCCTCTGTCTTGACAATTAGAAATAATAGTATTAATTTGACTTGAATGGCCTGTTAAATTATCACATAAACCAGGAGTCATAATAATATTATATTGATAATCATCTTTATTAGCTAATAGATTAATCATATTATCATAATAACTAGATGATAATCCTTGAGTATTAATAGCTGTGATTTGATCATAAAACTTAGCTCCAGCCATTATAGTACCTGTAGCTCCACTAAATGATCCTGTACTTGCAGTTGGTAAAGAAGCACTATAAGCAGGGATTGAAATGGTTCCATTACTATTTAAATAATTTGGAGTGTTAGCTATATTAGATACTCTTACATATCTTGATCCACCACGGTAACTACCAGTTGTTTGTAAATAATATCCATCAGTAGTTTTTAAAGTTTGAGTTTGATCACCAATCTGTTTAGCTATATAATTAGAAGAGAATGGATCTAATGATAAGTTATTCCATTGTTCTAAAATAATTGGATTAGCATTATTATCATTACCTTGTCTAATTAATAAAGTAAATGTACCAGAAGAAGTATTAACAGTTGTGATTTGCCATCTGATATTATCTGCTGATCCGCTAGCTAATACTCCATTAGAGTCTTGTGAGCTTGAACTATTTTGTTCAATACCTTCTGATAAAGTAGTTAATACAAATGAAGCAGCTGATACAGATCCTGATTTGTATATGCTGCTGGTAGCAGGAGCGTAAGTTCCTGATACAATACGAGCTACTAATAATGATGTTCCGCCGTTATTGAAATAATTGTAAGCGGCGATAGAGGTGAAATAAGTGTAAACAGTTGAGCTACTAACAAGAGTGGTACCGAATTTATTTTGGTAGTCACTCCAACTAGTTACTAATGTTGGAATATTTACAGGTCCTTTAACTGTTGGACCTAATATAGCTGCTCCGGCTTGTATTGGGCCTTGAGTAACAAATGAAGTATCTGTTTCTGTTGCTAATACACCTGGTGATACTAAAGTTTCTGCCATGTTCTTAAATGTGTTTTATTTTAGTTATAAATATCTTAGGAGATGTCGAAATTACGAAACAGGAATGAATTCTCCTTTTTCTAGATCTATACTTCCATCGCCGTATTTTTGTTGAAGTTGTTTACCTATTTCTTCTTCTTCTTTCATTTGAGTTTGAAGAGCTTGTTTTAGTCTTTGTTTTTCTAATTCTAGGATTTGAATTTTATATTCTAGATCACCAAACATACTTAATAATGCTTGTTGACGAGATTGAATTGTTTTTAAAGATTGAATTTCTTCTTGTGTTAAAACTTGTTTTTCCATAATTTATTATTTGTAATAAATATTAAGTATAGATTCCGAATCTACCTTTCATTGTATGATAGTTTTGAAGTACTTCCTGTTGGGAAAGGGCTCGTCCGTAGATTTGAGTTGGACCTAAGTATCCTACCATTGCGCTTGTATTAGGACCAGATGCTGCTCCTCCTATATATGCTGCTGCTCCTGTAGATTTTAAAGTAGGGAAAAAATATCCTGGGGATGAGTTTCCTTTTAATTCTCCATTAATGTAAGCATTTGCTTGACCGTTGTTAAAAGTAACACAAAAATAATTCCAATTATTAGAACTTACAGATGTTGTATTTAATATAATAACACCTGTATTAGTTGGGTTTTGGAAACCATATGCTAAAGATATACTATTTGGAGAAGAAAAGTTAAAATATGAATTAAGCACCATATTAGCATTTGAAATCCCAGCAACTTTCATAGCATTACCTGCTCTTCCAGTTACAAGGCCAGTATGTTTAAACCAAAGAGCATATGTTAATTGTGATTTTCCACTAAAATACCTTTGACTGATAAGGGTATTAGTTACAGGGATTAATGCTAAAGCTGACTGGAGTATTATAGCTGGGTAGACTTGTTGGATTGATGTGACTGAGCTACTTACAAATAAGCATCCTCCAAATTCTGGAGAGTAGCTAGATGTGGGGGAATATGTTTCAGATACTGATCCTGTTCTTATATTAAAAGAAGCACTTACATATGGATTTCCTCCTCCTTTGGCTATATTATTTAAAGTTTGTTTATTGTTATTTATATAGTCAAAACTGTTTATATTTCCAACATCAAAATAATAATCTAATCCATTTGTAACTATACCTGAACCAACAAATGTGCTTCCTGTTATTGCTAAAGAACCTGTTACTATAACTGATGCCATATTATATTGCTCTTATTATTCCCTTTACAAACCACCCATTTGTAGTTACAATACTGGCTGTGACTTGTAAATATGAGGCACTAAAACTAGATGAAAAAGTTAGGTTGTTTGTGTTACCAAAATTTGAGCCAGTTGAATCAATATATTGGATTGTTGATCCACTCCACATAGTATTAAAGGTACCTGCTCTAAAATTAGAACCACTATATGCTGAGTAGTCTATCCATAAAGCATTATATGAACTTGTTAATACTTGATAAACTACATGGCTTCCAGCATTAACAGATGATGTAATAAAACTATTATATAATCCTGGTGCATTACTATTACCTATAAATGTTTCTCTATCAGATGTAACTCTTAAAATAGGTAATCCTGAGGGATAGTCTCCTACTGTGAAAATATCTCCTGAGGTTCTATCATATGCTTGTAATAGATTACCTGTTGATCCCACGATATTTAATATTGGGGATGAACCTGTTCCTATTATTGTTAGTGGGGTTCCTTCTACTGATCTTGATATAGATAAAGAACCAGTTATAGAACCGGTGCCTATTAAATTAACTACATTTGTAGTTTTATTAAAGGTAAAATTACCTGATCCGCTGAATGCTCCAGCATCATTAAATTGGATTGTAGTGTTAGCTCCTCCTGGGGTTCCGGGACCTCCACCTCCTGTTCCATATGAGCCTGTTTTATATATTTGTCCATTTTCGCCTAATACTAAAACACTATTAGCTGCTCCTCCTAAATTACTAGCTCCAGACCAAAATAAAGATCCACTAAAAGTAGTTGATCCGCTTATTAAAAGTGATGAAGTAATAGTTTGTAATGAAGTTGAAGATAGTCTTACATATCTAGCATCAGCTGCTACTTCATCTAAAGGTGATATTTGATACCACTGTCCTACTGATCCACTTTTAAAAATATATGTGTCCCCATTTTTAGTAGTGTCTACATCTCCTGATATTACCCATACTGTTCCATTTAGTATAGAGCCAGTTATAGTTCCTGAGGATGATTGTATTAGTGAAGCTGATGTTCCTGTTTCTACCGCTGTTAAAGCTGTGGTTATGTTTCCTAGGTTATCAGGATTTTGCCCGTTTACTGTTAAAACTTTAGAACTAAATTCATTTCCTATTAGATCCAAACCATTTCCAGCTGTGTATGTTTGTCCACTACCTGTATCTACAGTAATATCAAATTGGGTAATGCCGTCTCCTTTAGTAAAAGTAATTGTGTTTAAGTTAGCTGAGGCTGTTAATAGTAGTGAACTGGTGTTTATATTTGGGTTCACATTCGCTATAGAGCTAGAAAGGAATAATAGTGATTGGTCTAAATCTTCAAAAGTTAATGTTGAATCTTTAGCAGTATCAACTCCTTCAGCATCATAATATTGTCTAGTTTGGAACTGGAATGGTCCGTATATTGGGTCTCCCATAATCTTTATATATTAGGATTATTTTTTAAATCTTCTATGTTAGTGACAACTTCAGAAGTAACTACTAATTTATTTCTATTTGAAAATTTACCAACAAAAGTTTCAGCTTTTTGAGCTACATCAGGAACAATATAACCAAATAATTTAATTGTAAAAGCACTTCTTACTGACCTTTCACTATTATCTGATAGTTCAGTAGTAATAGGGAATGAATCGATATGAGCTCTAAATTTAAAGCGTTCTGGGTCACCCCAATATGCATCTGAAGCATATTGTACTGCTTCGATTATTTTATTCAATTGATCCACATAATAAGTAAATATAACACAATCATATGTAACTGTTAAATAATCAGGGACAACAGAAGCATAGTATGTTTGTTCTGGTTTGATTCCATTTAATAAGTTAAATTTACTATAAGCGTTTTGTTGGCTATATTTCTGTCCTGTGATGGCTATGTTATGAGGGTTATTAGCATCTAATTTGTTTGTAAGATTTCTATTTTTTTCAATATTGTTCTTCTTAAACATAATAAGAGGTGCCATAATCTTATTATTTAAATCCCTATAAAAACCATCTTTTTGATATGATTTCCATTTTTCAGGTGAACCATATATGACAGGTACTTCTAATTTTTCCCCATTTTGAAAGACAGATGGTTTAATAACATTTTGAAAATAATACATTATAGCCCAGTCTAGATCTTCTAAGCTAATTGTCAATGGTTTTACAGGATCATTTTTAAATGAAAATTGCTCTGCCCTGTTAGGTCGATTAGCGTCATTAGGATTGCCTGTAGGAGAAAACCCAGGTGAGCCAACGGGTGGCTCATAAGGTGTCTGTAAAGACTCGCTTATTTCTTTTTGTGTTTTTGGTATTGGTTTTCTTCCTTTAGCCATTATAATCTTTGTTTAATAATATTTACTCTATCTGCTGGGATATTGTGGGTATTTACAATTACACTCACATTATATCCAAAATTTCCTAGTCCTGGGTTTAATGGGTTTTGCTCATATGGGTAGTCAGGGTCTTTACCTGCAAAGTATTGAGTGTCAAATGATACATCTACTTCAAAATATGATTCTTGATATAATATTACATCTCCAATTTCTATAACTAGATTAGCATCTACTAAATCATCTTTTAAAAACGCAAATTTCATGTCCCAGTTAAAGTCAACCCCTAAATCACTTGTACCATCAGTTTTATCACCTACAGTGATTAAAGCATTCAACAATACAGGACCTTTAAACCATCTACCTTCAGATGCTTCACCATACATATTTACTTTAGTTTTATCTAAAGCATATTTGTAAATAGCACACTGTTGAGAGATAACATCATGTAACAGTTCTCTGTTAACTTTTCTTATCATTGATACATCTCTTGCAGATCCAAATATTGCCATTATCCTATGTAAATTGTCATTGGTACATTATTAATTTCTTGTTTTCTAAAATCACTTTCTTGAGCGCGTCTTTCAAGTAAAGATCGTTTAGAAGTCTCATCAAAATATGCTCTTAGTCTTTCAATTAAAGCTGTTTTCTCAGTTGTAGCTGCTGCTAATAAATCTGATTGATTTAATGACATGTTTTGATCTGGGATAGGGACTGTTGAGTATTTTCCTCTAACATATCCTAACATTTCTTTACATAATGCTAAAGTATATTCAAATATCCATTGTCTCCCAATAGAATTTATTTGGTTATAAGTTGGATTACCATATGGTGCATTTGAAGGATTAGTAACTGTGTTGGTTTGTATTAAACCATTTGTTATACGTTCTTCATTTTTGATATATTCAAACCATAAAAATCCATTTCTAGTGTCATTATCTGATGGGATGGGGAATATTTTAATTCTATTATTAATGATTTCAAAAGTATAAGCTGATAAACGGATTGTATTGCTTAATTCTATACCTTGAACTACAGCAGCATCAAATGCTACTGGCATCATTAGATATCCGCCTCCATATCCACCACTGTAAATGCCTCCATAGATGCCCGCTGCTGGCACTCCTCCTAAGCCGCTAAATGCTCCTAGCCCATATGGGGCATACATTTGATTAACAGCTGGTATTTCTTGATAGAATACTTTTTTAATTTCTATACTACCAGTAATATTATTACTCGCCGCCCACTGTGCTAAATCATATTCTTGTATACTAGCTGTTAAAGGTAAAGATCCACTATAATAAGTAATATTACCGCCTGCACCTGCTTCTGAAGCATATTGTTGTGAGAGGCGTACTATAGTCGCCATATTAGGTGTTATAAGCGCGTTATTTAAATTTGAGCTTGTAGGTGCGCCCTCTAGTGATAACATATTATCTCTCACTTGATAAGCGTAGAGTTCATTACCGTATGTAGTAATTGCTTCTTCAAATGCTGTCCAAAATTGAATATCTTGCAATTCAACCTCCATAATAGGATAACCTAAACGACGAGCTACAAAATTAGCTACTCTATCAGCATCTGTTTTAAAAATAACATCATTGTCATAAAATCCAAAAGCTGTAGGACTAGATCCTGTAGGGGGAATATTATAATATGAAGCAGATGCTGCGGTAAAAGAGCTTGAGCCAGGCCAAATAGGTATATTCATGAGTATGTTTTACTTATAAATATTAGTCTCTATAGTCTGAGTAAAGTTTAAGTATAGGTTCTACGATTTCGTGTCTATGGTTGGTTTTAAGAGTAATTACTTTAACTCCTTTAATTTCGCTCTCTAATCGAGTGAAAAATCCAATTCCAGAATCTTTCTTTTGTTTCAAATCGGTTTGAGTAATATCTCCACAGAATATCATTTTACCACCCTTACCTAAACGACCTAAAATCATTTCAGTTTGACCATGAGTGATATTTTGACATTCATCTACTATTACTACAGCGTCAGGGAATGTTCTGCCTCGCATAAATGCAAATGGTACAATTTCAATTTGACCATCAGCTACCATCTTTTCTATTTTAGTCTTATCATATAACATATGTAAGTTAGCATAGATAGGAGCTAACCACGGATCCATTTTTTCTTTTAAATCACCTGGTAAGAAACCTATTTCTTCTTTAGCGACTGTTGGTCGTGTGATAATGATTCTTTCAATATCTTTTCTGAACATCAAATCTAAAGCGACTTGACAGGCAACTAATGTTTTACCTGATCCAGCCATACCTTTAAGTAAGGTTACTGGGTTGTCTAGAATGACTTGTTTAGCTTCTTTTTGTTCTTCATTTAAGGTTATCTTAAATGTGATTGGGTTTTTAGGCTTCCTCTTTTCTTTGAAGATATTTTTTGCCTCCTCACTTCTGTTAAAATCGCTCATGACTAATTATTTGTGTATAAATATAACAAAAAAGCCCAGAATAATCTGGGCTTAATTGTTAGATATTATCTAGGTATCTATTAAAGAGTATTTAAACCACTAACATAGATCTTACCATAGAATTCAGGACGTAACATCTTCTTAGCAAAACGAGTCAATAAACCTTTACGTGGAGTGAAAGTTTCTGGATCGTAGATAAGAGGAGTCATGATCAATGGAATATATGGGGCAAATACAGCACCTGCCTCTAAGAATTGCTTACCACGGAAACCTACTAAGATAGTATTTTCAGTCATGTAAGGGTTCTTATAAACAGTGTAACGGCTATTAAATTGACCAGCTTTCTGTACACCGAATGCATATTCCATATCAGCTGCATCTCCGTTAGAGTTAGAAGCAAATCCTGGGATTGATTCGATGATTGTAGCTACAGTTGGGGATACTACCATGAAGTTAGCACCACCACGTAAAGTCAATTGGTGAATTTTGTTACTTAATTTTTGGATCTTAGTACCAAGAGTTTGGAACCAAGTACCTTGAGTGTTGAAAAATCCTAAGTCATTGTTAAATGTACCATCAGTGGTAGTAGCAGCACTAAGGATAGCTTGGTTATTAACTGCTGACCAGTACTCGGTATTAGTTGAAGTTACATTCTCAATCAACATATCTAAGATTTCCATATCAATTTCCAAAGAAATGTACTCACTCATGATGTTAGTCAATTCAGCTTCAGCATCCAAGTTTTGGTAAGCGTTTAAATCTTGAGCAAATTCTGGAGTCCAAGCAGCTTTTAACTTCTTAGTCTTAGCAGTGATTGCTTGAGATTGCATACTAACATTAATCTCTGGGATTACGATTGTAGTATTATCTGCAGCGTTTGGAACTGAATATGATGTAGCTGATGTATCTTCAAAATCACCACGCTTGTTATCAGCTGTAGCTTTGTTATACTTCAATACACCTGTACCTGTTGGAGCAGCAGAAGCTGAAATGATGAATGTGATTTGAGTCTTATCTGAGCTAAGTCTGGTAAATGCTGGAAGATTAGTTGTTCCTGCGATTTGGTTGGTAAAACCATTAATGATAAATCCACGAGCTCCATCAACATCAACAACAGTACCTGTTGGGAAAGCTGAAGAAGTAGCTGAGATAGTAACAGTGTAGAAATCATTAGCTATAGCTGAAGCTGAGTAAGCTGAGTCAAAATTTAAATCAGCCCATCCTGCTTGACCTATAATAGCTTGAGAAGCGATTAATGATCCTGAAGCGAAAGAAGCTGAGAATTGGTTAGTTGAGTAGGTGAAACGACCTGCTCCGTACAAACCGCCTTCAGCAGCTGTAGTAGAGAACCCAGTTTGAGTACCATATAAAGAACCACCTTGAGAGAATGGAGCTTTAGTGTTACCATATTGGAAATCTAAGAAGAATACAAGACCAGAAGGTAAGTTCATTGGTTGAACGCTAACGAATTCTTTCGCTGCGATTTGACCAAATACTTTACGTACTAATGGTAATGCAATTCCAGCCCACTGCTCACCTTGTCCCGCTGTAAAGGTAGCTCCGGTTCCAGTTGAATTAGCTTCAACTACTAATTGCTTTGCTTGGTTTTCCAACATCAAAGCCATGTTGTTTTTGTTTACGTCCTCACCTAAACCTTCTAAAAGGCCGGTTTTGCTCCATTTGTTAGCTAATTTAGCTGCATCACCTTGAAGTGACTTCCATGGGTTAGCGGACTCTACTAATGATTGAATTGTGTTCATTTTTTTGAGTTTTTTGTTTTAAATTAATTTTTAATTTTTTATTAACGTAAACCTGCTAATTTTTGCATACGAGCAAAAGCATCGTTTACTTCAATAATTTGTTCTTGTTTTGGGGCAGCAGCGATAGTTTTAGAAGCTGATCCTAGTGATTCTTTGATTGGGTTCTTTTTAACAGTTGTTTTAAAAGATTCAGTCAATGTTTCGAATACTAATTTTACTTCTTTAACAGTTTCTGCTTTGTCAAATGTGTTTAAAACCTTTACTTTTTCAGACTCAGTCAAGTTTTTAGCTTTGAAGATCTTGTTAGTGTAAAGAAGTTTAGCGTTTAACAAATTAACTTCGTTAAGTTCAGCTCTTAATTCAGCAATTGCATCATAAGCTTCTTTTAACTCTTTTTCTTTGTCATCTTTCTTTTCCTTCTTCTCGTCTTCTTTTTTAGCTTTCTTTTTACCTTCTTCAATAGTTAAAGAATCAATTTCAGCTAAAAGTTCTTCTAAAGAAATTTCTTCATCTACCGCTTCAGTGTCATCAGTGTTGATTTCAGCATCAACATCTAATTCTTTTTCGTCAGCACCACCTTCTTCGTCTTTTTCTTCTTCATAATCTTCACCAGCTTCTAATTTACCAGCGTCGATTAAAGCAGCAATTTCTTGGTCTAAGATGTTTTTGATCATTGTTTCAAGATCGTCATTACTTGGCATATCATCACCCATGTCCATATCGTCCATGTTATCTTCTTCTGCCTCATAAACTCCCTCTTCCATGTCATCTTCACCTTCCCCCAATTCAGCTAGGATTTCTTCAAGATTAAATTCATTTAATCCTTCTTCTTCCATGCTGTCAGTTTCGTCAACCATCTCTTTAATTTCTTTTTCATCCTCTTCTTCTAACTCGTTTAGCTTGTTAGCAAACTCAGCCATAAGTTGGGGAGTAAAAGCTTCTTCTAGAGCGGCTTTAGCACTTGCGATAGCAGTTTCCTTAATGGTTTTAGCCTCAGCAATTGCTTCTTTGAGCATTTCTCTGTTCATTTTGTCCTCAATTAAATTGTTTTTGGAAATACGTTTATTAGAAACGTAATAGATTTTTTATTCGTAAATGCTACATATAGATATCAGGGGTAGCATATTTGAACATACATATATATGGAGATATGTAAAGTCGAAAAAGAAATGCCTTTCTTTCGAAAGGCATCAGTCCTAAAATACTATTCTAGGAGGGGTTATATTATCTATTCATTTCAATGTAGTTAAAAAGAGCTCTTTTTAATTTTCTTTTTAATTCAGCATCTTTTAAAGCTTTATATTCTTCATCTTGTAATAGACCTTGTAAATCTCCGTTATCCCAATATTTGTCAGCCCAATCTGGGATCCATTTGCTGTTTTCAGCTAATACTTTTTGAATTTCTTCTTTGATAAGTTGTTTTAATTCTGATTTTTTCATGATTTAAAATATTGGGCAAGTACCATTAGCACAAAGTATATCTGTGATAATAGAATTTACTGATTGGTATTTGTTTGATTGTTGAGGATTTTTAGATTCATTCATTGTGCCTCTTTCTTTCATATATGAACCTGGGTTAGATGGTGTTGAAACAAAATCCCAACATAATAATTCAAAGTCGTCTTGTACTTCCATCAAATCACCCATCTGCTTTAATGAACCCATACCACGAGATGATACACCTACTGGTATTTTGTTTTCAAATAATGCTTTTAGGATATTACCCGATGGGGTAGGGAGTAATTCAATTGCTCCCATTACATGGTCTCCGTCCCACCAAATCTTTTTAATATTATGAGAAACATTTTTTAAATTGATAATAGATGAGTCGGGATGGTCTAGTTCGCCTAATGCTCTATTAGCGCGAACGCTTTCCATATATTTGTCTATTTCACGTTCCCACAAATCTCTTGAATAGTAACGACCATTACCATTCTTAACCTCACAAGTAGCTAAGATACCTTCTACAAGTGGGTTACTTGTTGGTACAGTACCTTCAACTAATTTTAGAGGTTTAGCTGTGAAATATTGAGTTTCTATTAATACTTGCTTCATTATTTAGCGTCTTTAGTACCTGGGATTTCTTTCATACCTGCTTTAGTGAGAGCGGCTTTTGATTGAGGGCTAGTAGCTACTATAGGTTTATCAGTAGAAGAAGTTGGATCATCATATAACGCTTCTTCAACTTCTTTATTTTTCTTTTTCTTTCCGTCTAGTTTAGCTTTAGCACCTTCTAATTTTTTAATTTCAGATTGAAGTTCTTTAACTTTTTTAATATTATCACCACTTTCTTCTTCTAATTCGGTTAAGGTTTCTAATGCTTTGATTTGTTTTTTACGTTTTACAATTTCATTTGTAATACGTCTTTCCATTACTTTTTTCTTAGCATCTTCACCTTCGTTCTTAATAGCGTCCATATCTAAAGCTTCTTTAACTGCTGTTTTTGAAACTTTATCTGCAGGAATATTTTTTAATATTTCACCTTCAGGGTCTTCAAGGTCATATTTATCAGACATTTTATGGTAAGCTTTTACTCTACAAGCCTTACCATCATATTTAACATAATCTCCTGTTTTAAATCCTTCTTCAACTAATACTTCTTTAATAATATCTTGAATAGCTAAACGTAATACTGATTCTTTTAAATCACCGTATCCTGATGATTTAAACTTGCCTTTAGGTTCTTTTGGTTCACCTAAACCAGGTGCTTCAGTCGTATACCCTAATCCTTTAACTCCAAATTGACCATCTTTAACATAATGATTAATATCTTTAGCTAAATTTTTAGCTACAATTGCTCTTAATTCATCAACATGTTTATCAGCATTTTTAGGATCTTTCATTTCAGTGTAGTATCCTTGTAAAAATTCTTGACCAAATAAGTTATCGTAATTTTTAGTATCTTTATAATCAAAATTATGTTTTTGGTTATCTAATACTTCTTTAGATGGTTCTTTAATTTCTTTAGCTTCTGTTAAGTTAACTTCATTTAACCCAGTTATATCAAATAAACTCATTCTAACAGATGGTCCTTTTCTATCCCCATCAACAACAGAGTATAATACTTTCCCATCATAATAATATAAATCATTTGGATCTTCAGTATTTTTATACAAAGATAGTCCCTTTTTGTCTTCTTTACTAATTTGTTTTAAGGATAGTTTTCTTTTCTCTTTAACTTCTTTAGATTCATTTAAAGAACGAAAATTTCCTGCATCCTTAAGCCAGATATTATTATATACTTCATTAGGGGATTTACCTTCTTTATAGTATCTTTTTATTTCTTCTTCATCTATCGCAATTTCATTATCATCAAGATTAGCATCTTTTTTAATAATATCTATTAATTCTTTTTTCCATGAATCATAATTCATAGAACCCATATTCTCATTAAAGATAGCATGCCAATCTTGTTTTTTACCTGTAGTGACTAGACCACCAATACCTTCGCTGATGATTCCTCTATTTTTAAGGATAGTTACAGCGTCTGTAAATGAATTAGTAGGGGTGATTAAATTTGGGAATAAATGGCGAGCAGATTTAAAAAAATGCTGTTTATTCATTTTACCTTCTTTAAGAAGATTATATTGTTCTTGTAATGTGTTTCTCATGTTTATACATATAAGTTTATGTTAGGACTTTTTATCCTTCCATAATTGTTTTGATTCTATTCCTTTAGCTTGTTTATGTAATTTTTCAGTATCTACAGGCTTAAAACCTAATTTTTTAACATAGTAATTACTAGCAGCACCTTTAGCTTTTTTATTTGGATTAAAAGCAAATGGGGTAGCATAGTTTTCACCTGTACCAGGAGTGAAAGAAGCACCAGTTCCTGTGGCGCTCATTTCTTTTAACATTCTTCTAACTATTTCGCGAATGCGTTCTTTCATTTTGCTATAGTTTCTAGTTCTTCAACTAATTGATAGTATTGAAGCAAGTTAACTAAATTATCATCATTTGGTTTATCATTTTTACCTAATGAAGGTAATATGTTAATAACCTCATTGATTTTAATTTGTATTGCTTTATCTGTGACTGTTTTATTAAGGTTAGTTAAATGATTTTTAATTTCATTTACTTTATTATTATAAAACTCTTTTAATTTAGGAGTGCTATCAACACTATTAATAAATTCCTTTAGTACAGATTTTTGATTGATATTTAATCCTGAGTATTTGTCATTAAATTTCTCTAATAATACTTTATAAGCTAATACTTGGATATCTTTATCTTGATGTTTGAATTCTTCTAGAATACTGTTTTTAACTTCTTGTTTATTGATTGTAGATTTAGTTAAAAACTCTAACAAAACTGTTTTATTTTCTATAATCTGGTTTGGATTAAGAGTATTATCTCCACTATAGATTTCTATTAATGAGTATAATGCTGCTTGAGCTTTATAATTAGGTAATTTCATTTTAAAGAAATCTTCTATATTATAGTGCTTTTTAATTTCATTTACCAAATTATACTTTTGTCTTCTTAAAGCTGATCTGTTTAGATGTTTAGCACTTTCAACAATAGTATTTAATACCATATCTGCTTTTGCCTCACTAACATTTACATTTTTAAAGAAACTTTCGTATAATTTGTACTCCCTTCCTAGCTCTGTCTTAGTAAAGTACTTCTTAAGGATATTAGATGCTTTTGACTCTACTCCTGATAATGTGTCAGCTGTAATTTGTCTTACAAGCAATTCAAAAAGGATCCCCGTGTTTTTGTACTTTGAATGTTTAATGTTCATTCTATAGTAATATTTTGTTATAAATATATATGAATTTTTTATTCTCGTATTTGAGATTCATCAAGTAATGAGGATTCTTCTTTCTTTAATGAGATTTTCTTTTCTAAACCTTCAAGTAAAGTTTTATTTTGAAGTGTCTCTAATGCTAATGGTGATCCGCCTTTAAAATTATTTCTTAAAGTTTTATCTTCACCAGTATCATCTCCTTTTTTCATTCCTTTATTACCTAATCTATCAGTACCAAACACATTGCCTTGAGTACCAATATTAGATACTCTTTCTTTAGGACGACCTAATGTTAAGTCTTCATCATATCCTGTTGGTAAGCCTCCATTTCTGCTAGCACCATACAGCGCTGCTAAATCATGAGGTGTACCATATGATTTACCTGATTCCATCGGATCATTACCTTCATTTTCAATTTGTTTTAATCTAAAGGTACGCTTTTGGTCTTCAATTAATAAGTCTCTATATTCATCATATTGGTCTTCACTTAAATGGAAGATATTATCATAAATCCAATCAGTAGGCATTAATTTAGTTTCCATCATTTGACGAGCTAAATCTACCTTTTCTTTCATTAACGCAATTCTTTCTTGATCATAAATGATA